AAGTCCGTGGTATCATGGATAACCAACAACCTCAATTAGACATGATTGAATTCAAAAAGATGTTCTTAGTTGATAAGTTATATACAGTATTCGCAAATGCTGATACGTGGTTAAGAAACTCATGGTTATCATTAGATACGCATTTGAAAAACAATTTAAATGGACAATGATTTACGAGTTGACTATTGGGATGGTGAGGTCGAGTACCACACTTATAAACAAAAGGGGTGGTACGCTGTAGGTGGACCACAACACCCTTTGTTTAGAACATTCGTAAGTCGAATCATATCAGAATCAAAATATGTATCAGAATATAAATTATATGTCATAGGTGGCGTTCTCGAAGAATGGTTATCATGGGATATTGATTTCGCCATAACTGGTGAGTACAATTCATATAAACTTAAAGAAGTATTTGAGACTATTCTCAGAATTGGGTATGATTTAAGAATATTCCCTGATATGCATTTTCAAGAAAGTTTATGGAGAGTTGATTTATATTCAAAAGATGAATTAGGTCCGGAGAAACATGATTGTTGGAGGTTAAGTAATATATTCGCCCGAGATGGTGAATACCAAGACCTTAGTAATTTTGTTTATGAGGATGGGTTATACAAACAAAGTATATCATACCCATTCCCAAAGCACGTTAAACGTAAGGAAGAGGGGTATGTTTATAAAAAACCACTTTTATTAAATTAAAGTTGGTAAGTTTAAAAAAATGTCGTATATTAGTATCATATGGAGAAGTTAGGAAGTAAGTTTAGCACATCATTTCAGAATAAAGTAATATCCGCTATATTATCAGATAAGCCGTTCACTCGACAAATCTACGATATTATATTACCTGAGTATTTTGACTCTGAAGCATCTGAGTGGTTAGTTAAAACTGTACTTGCTCATTTTGATGAATACGAGACAATGCCTACATTAGATGTTCTAAAAGTTAAAATAAACAAAATAGAACGTGATGTATTAAAAACTTCTGTGGTAGACACGTTAAAGTTTGCTTGGAATCACTTAGGAAGTGATGATTTAAAATATATCAAAGAACAAGTACTTGACTTTTGTATAAATCAATCCATAAAAAATGCTATCTTAGATTCGGTAACACTTTTAGAGGATGGTAAGTATGACACTATTAAAAAGAAGATTGACAATGCTATGAAAGCTGGTCAAGATTCTGATATAGGTCTTGAATGGAAGACAATGGTAACTGAACGGTATGAAGATTCAGTTAGGAATGTAGTTTCTACTGGATGGGATGTTATGGATGAGATTACTCAAGGTGGGTTTGGTAAAGGTGAACTTATTCTCTTCGCTGCTCCTCCTGGAATTGGTAAATCGTGGGCTTTGGTAAACATCGGAGTTAATGCAATGAAACAAGGTAAGGTTGTAGCTCATTATACTTTAGAGTTAAATGAGGGATATACTGGTCAACGTTATGATGCAGTATTGAGTGGGGTCGCAGTAGCGAATCTTAAATACAATATGGAAGATGTCCAAAAAGCAGTTGAAAATGTAAAAGGTGATTTGGTAATCAAACACTATCCAACTAAAACCGCAGGTGTAACTTCGTTAAAAGCACATATGGACAAAATGACCTTACAAGGTAAGAAGCCAGATATCGTTATTGTAGATTATGCTGACCTTTTAAGAGCTCCTTCTGCTAAGGAGAAACGGCATGAGGAATTAGAGGAGATTATTGAAGACCTCAGAGGGTTAGCCGGTGAATATGAAGTTCCGGTATTTACAGCATCCCAAATAAACAGAAGTGGAGCAGATGATGACATCATTACAGGTACAAAGATTGCAGGGTCATTCTCAAAAATGATGACTGCTGATTTTGTAGTATCGCTTTCTCGTAAGATTGAAGACAAACTCGCAGGGACTGGTAGATGGCACGTAATTAAGAATAGGTTTGGTCCTGATGGGATGACGTTCCCATCTAAAGCAAACTTCTCCACAGGCCAAATTCACATATATAATGAGGACTCTATAAATGGTAGACAGACCCAAAAAGATATGAAAGGTGGGGAGAGTTTAGTAAGAAAAGAATTAGCACAAAAATATAAAGAAATGAGTGGTGATATTGGTTTTTAGAGACTATATATTACCACCCCAATTAACATAATGTCTAAAAATTTAATAAGGAATACCTATGGGTCTATTTGACAACCGAGTACCATTCAAACCATTTGAATATCCAGAATATTACACCGAAGGGTGGTTAAAACAAGCACAGGCATTTTGGTTACATACTGAGATACCAATGCAAAGCGACATTAAAGATTGGAACGAACATCTTACGAAAGAAGAAAAAAACTTAGTAGGTAATATCTTATTAGGATTTGCACAAACTGAATGTGCTGTTTCTGACTATTGGACGACTATGGTAACTAATTGGTTTCCAAAGCACGAGATAAAGCAGATGGCAATGATGTTTGGTTCACAAGAAACCATTCATGCAACCGCATACTCATATTTAAACGAATCTCTTGGGTTAGAAGACTTTGAAGCATTTTTACACGAACCGGCAACAGCCGAACGATTTAATAACCTTGCTGATGTGTCAAATAACTACACTTACAAGGATTTAAAAGAAAATGCAGATGCTAGACAAGAAGTAGCTAGGTCACTTGCTATATTTTCAGCATTTACCGAGGGAGTTGCGTTATACTCCTCATTTGCAGTCCTTTACTCGTTCCAAATGAGAAATAAGTTAAAGGGTATCGGTCAACAGATGAAGTGGTCTGTAAGGGACGAATCCTTACACTCACGGATGGGTTGTCAGCTATTCAAACATATGTGTGATGAATATCCTGAGTTATTAGAAGATTCTAAAGAATCAATCCAAGAAGCTGCTAAGTTGATTCAAGTATTAGAACATAAATACATCGATAAGATGTTTGAGATGGGAGATTTGGAGAATCTTAAAAAAGAAGACCTAAAGAATTTCATCAACCAACGATTAAATGAAAAATTGAATGAGTTAGGTTACGAATCATTATTTGAATACGACAAAAACTCAGCTGCAGAATTAGAATGGTTCTACCATTTAACTGGAGGACATACACATACCGATTTCTTCGCTCTAAGACCTACTGATTACAGTAAGGCAAATGAGGGGGAGGATTGGGATGACATATTTTAAAGAAACTATGAAGAATTACGGAGAAGAATTAGATTGGGAATTGGGAGTAGATTTCCCAACGTGGGGAAATACTGAAATTTACGTAAAGACCATTTCAAAGGGGTATCTATTATCAGGCGAAACTCCTAAAGATGCATATTGGAGAGTTGCTACGGCAGTTGCTCGAAGACTTGACAAACCACAAATGGCATCAAAGTTTTTTGATTACATTTGGAGAGGGTGGTTAAATCTAGCATCGCCGGTACTTTCAAATACTGGAACCGATAGAGGTTTACCAATATCTTGCTTTGGTATTGATGTGGGTGATTCTATCCAAGAGATAGGTACAAAGAACCTTGAATTAATGTTACTCGCCAAACATGGTGGTGGTGTTGGTGTAGGTATCAATATGATTAGACCTGCAGGCGCTAAAATTACTAATAATGGAACATCCGATGGTGTTGTACCATTTTCAAAAATATACGATTCTACAATCCTTGCTACAAACCAAGGGGCTGTTCGTAGAGGTGCTGCATCTGTTAATCTTAATATAGAGCATGGTGATTTTGATGAATGGATTGAAATCAGAGAACCTAAAGGTGATGTAAATCGTCAATGTTTGAACTTAAACCAATGTGTAATTGTTGGTGACAAGTTCATGAGAAGATTAGAAGATGGTGATATCGATGCAAGAACGAAATGGGGTAAGGTACTTCAGAAACGTAAAGCAACTGGTCAACCTTATATTATGTATAAGGGAAATGTTAATAAAGCAAATCCCGAAGCATATAAACATAATGGGTTAAAAGTACACATGACGAACATATGTTCTGAGATTACTTTACACACCGATGAATCACATTCATTTGTATGTTGTTTAAGTTCATTAAACCTATCAAAGTACGATGAGTGGAAAGATACTGATTTAGTATATACTGCAACTTGGTTCTTAGATGGTGTTCTTGAAGAATTTATCCAAAGAGCAAAGAATATGAGAGGTTTCGAAAACTCAGTACGTTTCGCAGAAAAAGGTAGAGCTCTTGGGCTTGGAGTCCTTGGATGGCACACATATCTACAACAAAAAGGTATGTCATTCGAAGGATTACCTGCTCAGTTTGAAACTCGTAAGATATTCTCTCAAATTAAGATTGAATCGGAACGAGCGTCTCGTGAATTGGCTCAAGAATACGGAGAACCGCTTTGGTGTGTTGGTACTGGTTTGAGAAATACTCACCTAAGAGCAATCGCTCCTACTGTATCCAACTCTAAGTTGAGTGGTAACGTATCCGCTGGTATTGAACCATGGGCAGCTAATGTATTCACGGAACAAACTGCTAAAGGTACTTTTATTCGTAAGAATATTGAGTTAGAACGTGCTCTTCGTAAAATGAGTATGAATAACAAAGATACATGGGATACTATCTTACAAGATGGTGGTTCAGTTCAGGGGTTAGATGAATTAAATAATTGGGGATATATTGATGGTAAACTTACCAAACGTGAGGATATGTCACAAGAAATTATTGACCAAAAGGGAGTTGATTGGGTAATGGATGTATTTAAAACATTCAAAGAAATCAATCAGTTAGAGTTAGTTAAACAAGCTGGTATTAGACAACAATATGTTGACCAAGGAGTTTCCCTAAATCTTGCATTCCCTTCCCAAGCTAGTCCAAAGTGGATTAATCAAGTCCATATGGAAGCTTGGAAAACAGGAATTAAAACCCTATACTATATGAGAACGGAATCGGTACTACGTGGTGATATTGCTATTAGAGCTACCGACCCTGATTGTGTAAGTTGTGATGGGTAATGATATTGTGGTTTGAAGACCACTCTTAGGACCGAGGTAGTTCTCGGATTGAGTGGGGGGGATTCGCTACCCCCCTCATTCTAAATAATAATTAAAATAAATAAATTATGAAAAAAGTATTATTAGTATTAACACTTGGCTTCGGGCTAAGTATGGTAGCTCAAAATAAACCCAATGGTAATGTTAGGGAGATTAAAATTGAAACGGCAGGTAATGAAATCACACCCG